AGTCTCTCAGATCAGCCAATGCATGTAATTAGCGGTATAAAAAGCTTTTTATTAATTGGTCGCAAATCTAAATCCGTCATCGGATTAATACGAGGATCTCCTAACTTCTTGAGCGCAGATGCGTGCAGATTGCCATTGTGATTTAAGGCTCTCTGGCGCATAGACTCGATATCGAACAACTGCCCTTTTCTTTTATTTCGTTTATCAAGACGTAGTTTATTTAAAGGTGTCTGGAAAAGAAGCCCCACCACGAGAGCCAAATAGGCCTCGTGATAGGTGTCGTCAATAAGACGATCACCCTGTTCAACAATAGGACCAAACGGAAACATTTCTGTCGCGGCTGCTATCCTTCTAAAAGGCACAGGTCGCTTTTTGATCTTTTGTTGGACGAGCTGGTGCATTTGCCAATCGGCATTTACAGGCCAGCTCACGGGTTCCTTTTTCAAACACCCCATCTTGACTACTGAACCGATTTTACGGTCCGTATCAGAAACAGGCATATCTAACCCGAGACCTCCAAGGTACTCCGGTAGATTCCAAGAGCCTCGAAAGCCCTTGAGTGTGTTCTTATTATAGTAGAAGAAGGATTTATTAACCTCATCCCTTAATTTTTGCGGGATTTGACTCATGAGTTCCCTATGGATCGCTCCAAGTTCACCCACGAACCTCTTGCCAGTGTCACCCGACCCAGCGCTTCTTTTCAGACCGAACAGTAGGCCCAAGTTAACAAAAGGAACAGGTTCCCATCGCCCCCACTCCTCGTCGTAATTAAAACGACGGGAATTTATTACTGCGAATTTACCACAGTAGGTTTTGCCAATGCTCGACGATAAGCCGAACACAGACATTATACCTTCCCATAGCGGGTATATATTTTCAAGACCCTTGAAGACGCAGTCATCCCCGTTCACCTTGAGCGGACAGTCTTTAAGCTTGAAATCTCTCCCATAGGAGAGTTCGATAGCTCTACGACAGCCCGCAGCATTGATGATACAGAGGAAAACAAAGGAGGTTACGGAACCCATTAATTGTCCCATTTTTTGAGCACGCTTTATATCCTTATAAAGGAAAATGTGCCCTGTTAACGATTTGAGCAATAGTTGATATAAACTATCCGGAAAGAAGCTATCGCCGTCATTTTGCCATATATCCCTTAATTCATCAGCCGCCACCTCAGAGCACCAACTATACATAGCGTCGGTGCTACTTTGGTAATCTCCTGAGACCACTTGTTCTCTGTCCTTCACAATACCGAGGGCGTCGAAAATAATTTCCGACGTGACCGGTTTGCCAACGAGTTCGAAACAGCGGTGGTTCTTCAAGACCTTCCAAAGTTTTTGTTGAAGCGGTTTTAAAACGAAATAGGTTTTTGGTGGACCTTTACTGATCACACGAATCTTCAACGCCTCAGCGAGACCCACCGGTTCAACCAGTGGCTCCTCGAGGATTGCCTCATCGAAGGTTTTCCAATAAAGATCGGTATAGCATTTTTTTACATAATTGACGTCGACAGCATAAGCGGTGGCCATCTCACGAATTGACTCGTCCTCGTGTTCTAATTCCATCAGCCATTCAGCACCCCAGGCCTCACTGACCGACGTCGATAATTCGACATCGACCAGTTGAGGCCCCACGAAGGGGTACTTTTTACCTATGGCTAGAGCAGCATCAGTGAGCTCTCCAACCTGACCCGCCTCACGACGGGAACGGTTATAATTTGCAGAAGTACTCGGGAAGTTCAGGCGTTCTAGCTCCTCTTTAAGGAGTTTCGTATGTCCAAACAACTCACGTACAGTTCTGCGAATTTCGTGTTCAGCACCGGTTCGACCTTCTAACCACTCACCACCCCTCTCATGATCATATGGGAGTTCAGGCAAATAGTCTTGGGGCGATCTCAATTGTACACATATGGCCATCGGACCGCGCCAAGCGATCAGATGTTCAGCATACATATTGAGGTCTTTCTTATGACGAAAGTTGACCACCTCGGGTTTTGTTGAGGTCAGTGCGTTAACCGTGTTTTCTTCGGCTTTTTCAATTAAGGATTTGTCAGCCCTTGGCATTCCCTTTTTTGCAAGAAGTATACTTTCCAGCAGACTTGACCAGATCTGGGGATCACCTCGCTCTTTCAGTTGTCTCGTGAACCGGTAAATAACTCCACCCAAAATATGTTTTGGATTGGAGCCCGGTATCACGTTCTCACGTGAGAGTGGTTGATCGTACCATGCGCTATAAAAGTTCGCAAGTTTTGTTTTCATAATCTTGATCCAGAAGCCTGCCGATTTGCCTTTAAGGTAATCCAGGGATATGGTGACAGCTTGTGTAAATGATTTGCATAGCTGATCTAAGTATTTCTCATCCCCGTTGCGCTTCAATCCATGAATGTAGTACACTTCCATGATTGCATTGTAGCAGCCTATCAACGAGGAGACATCTTCCTTGGCGATCGTGGGAAATTGTTTTTGAAAACATTTCTCACCGGACAGACGCAAGTGCGGTTTCCAATTGCACTTCATCTTAATCGCCTCAGGAGGACTCGATTTGGACTGGGTTGCAGCCTGTACCATTGGCTGCGGCTTCTCCGAATCACCACTATCTCTTAGGTAACTCTGGAAAAGCCGCCGTTGGAAGAACTCAAACGTTTCTTCCTCCGGCGATTGTGTGGGCTGGTTGAGAAAATCAACCAACCCACACGGGAGTCCGCCGTCGTCGACACCATTTGTCGGCTGCGATCGGACAGACCCCCCCACGCGACTACCAGAAAGTTTCATGCCTTGCTTCCTAGCATCGCGCTCGTCTTTTTTTATCATCTTGGACATTGTTCCTAGTCTTAGATGAATCGATG